CGATCTGGTTGGCTAGCTGCTGGCCGACGTTAGCCCGTTGCGAGGCAATGTTCGACGCGCCTGCTGCCTGCAGGTTGGCAATGTTTGTGCCGGTACTGGTAGCGAGATTTGCGAGGTTCGTTCCGTAGTTGCTGCGCTCACTTGCCAGCGAACCGCGTTGGGCTGCGACGTTCTGCGCGACACCCGTTCCAATGTTGGAAAGGTTTACGCCCATGCCAGTCTGAATCTCAGCGCCGGAGCCTGCTGCCTGCAAACCCTGTCCAGACAACGAACGGAGGTTTTGAATCTGCTGCTGCAAACCCTGACCGGCGAGGCCCTGTCCAAACCTGACCAATTCCTGTTGAACCCTGCCGCCACCTAAGCCACCCGTAGCCGACGCGCCCGCTAGGGTAGACCGCTCACCCTGCTCGCGCAGGAACTTGACGTAGGGGCTTTCGACGTAGGCTCGGTTGAATGCGTCACCACCCAAGGCTCCGGACAGGGCGAGTTCCTGCTGCAAGGCGGTCGTGCCGGCTTGCTGGTAGGGCTGGAACAGTTGACCAGCAGCGCCATAGGTCCGTTCGATATCGCCTCGTGCGGTGGTCCCTGCCTGCTGCAATCCCTCAATATTCAGGTTGTAAAGACGGGCGACTTCTGCCATCGCCGGATCAAGGGCTGCACGAGCCTCTGTCTGCGCGCCACGGAGCGTTCCGCTGGCATCCGTTATACCTTGCCGGGTTGCTTCTTCAAACCCTAACAAGCCCGTAGGAATGGCTTCTGCGCGGGTATCCCGAATTACTTCAGGCGCGATTCCCATTGCCCGAGCCACTTGCGCGTCAGTCAGGCCGAACTTGCTCATCTGCTCCGATATTTGCATCGGAGATGCATTCGGATTGCTTAACATCCAAGACTTTATTTGCTCGTCAGTCACCTGCCCCGGCGTAGCGTTTACCTGAGCCTGACGCTGGATGATAGCCTGCGCCTGCTCGGGAGATACGCCAATAAACTGCAGCTCTTGCGCATCGACCCCATAAAGCTGGGTTGCGGCAGCTCGGTTAAGATCAGTAAAACGGGGGTCGCGCGCAATGTAATTCTGGTACTGCGCAATCTGCACTGCAGGCGGAGCGTTAGGTAGCGGAGCGCCACCAATGGCCGCAGCAACCTGAGCCGCTGACACGCCATTGTTCGCCATCGCTTGTGCGATCTGCGCTTCGCTCGCGCCGGGGTTGTTGGCTACCCAATCCCGAATCTGTTGATCGGTTATGGCCATCTGATTACCTCATCGCGTTCGCGGTAGGGAACGGTGCGTAATTCACCGATCCGGTCGGGAGCTGGTTACCGCCGAGAATTCTGGCAATCAAGGCCGGGTCGTATTGGGTCTGGGATGGCTGCATGGCCCCGTAGTTAACACGGCCACCCATTAATGCCGCACGCTGCATAGGCAAGCCGGCAAGGAGCATTTTCTGCGCGTCCATGTAGCCCTGTTGGGTCATCGCGGCTTGGGGGCCATACAACTGACCGAGCGTGTTTGCGCCCTGTTGCATTCCCTGTTGACGCATCTGCTGACCCATGCCAAGCGCCTGCTGACGAACATCCTGCCCGGCCTGATACGCTGGCTGCATCGCACCTAGTTCAGCCTGCAGGCGAGCTGCAGAAACTTCGTTAGCTTTATTAACTGCCTTGCCCTGCGCGCGTCGGTCTAGCGCGCTACCGGCCAATGACGCTGCCGCACTGCCAACCGCAGCCTTGGCTGCAGTAGATCCGAAAATTGCTTTGCCAGCCCCGAGAATCGCTGCTTCAATGCTCATATACCCACCTCGATCCGACTTTGCGGAATTGTAATGATTGTAACATTTTGACCAATGCTTTTCTGCTATCCGGTGCGGTTGTCCATACCCGCTGATAGCCTTGTTCAGTAAACCACTTTAAACCCTCGATCATCGTTCCCCGGATATCGCCTCGGTCCCGATAGGCGCAGGCTATGTGCACCTCAACCTCGTCTCCTTCGGGCTTTGCCAGCACCAGAAGTTTCCCGCCCATAATCAGCTTCATCCAGTCAGCACCGATCCCTTCCGGCTGAACACTCAACAGCTTGATGACAGACGGGCAGCACAGGATTTCCAGCGCCTCATCCTCATCACACGCCCTTATACTAACTTCCATCCCTGCGTCCTATCCCCGGCAATGTCAGGGAGCATCTTGCGGTACTCTATCGATCCCGCTGCGCCAGTCGCATCGATGTAGAGGCTGTACTGCCTCGCTAACACAACACCCTCTGGACTACCGGTTCCCACTATCGGGATACTCAGGGAGGCGTCGAGCGTCCATGTTCTGAACGTCTGCGTCATGGTGCCGTTATCTTCGATGATCGGCTGTGCAGCATTGAGCTTAGTCATTTGGTCCCCGAGACAATATCGGCGGTCAACTGGATGATGACGGGCTTAACGGCGTCACTCAGGGTAAAGCGAAACACTTCAAAGCGGCTGGCCCGCCCGTTCCTGCGCCAGATTGCGCGGCGGTTGTACTCACCAATCTTGCCCATTTCGCGCGTGCGCTGGTCCGACCATGTTTTCCCGTCAACACTGCGATCCATTGCGATTACAGGATTGGTCACGGCTTCGTTGCCAACACCCGACTCAATCGTCAATTCGATGGACGGCACGAAGATCGACTGCATGTTATTTTGGAAGGGCTGGGTAGCGGCTACGCGGATGATGTTGTTTGTGTACTCGGTAAAGAGATCAGGGTTTAGCTTGCCAATTCTCCCGTCCACTTGATCGCCACAAAATACATGGTTGTAGGCTTGGGTCATGCCTGACACCCGATACCCGAATATCTCGTTATCGTAATAGCTTTTACGCTCATGCCAGCGTTTCGATGCATGGTCGTAAACCAAGGTGCTGTTGGGCAGCGCGAAAGCCACAAAGTACGATCCATTTTGGCTGTATACCCATGAATAGATCGCAGCTAGCTGATCGTTGGTCAGGGATTTGAGAATGAAGTCGATGGCGACGGTGGAGATTTTCTGCGTTGAGTTGCCGGCAAACGCCCAGATCGACGGAGACTCATTCAGACCGCCGCCGACCCACATGAAAGTGTCTTGTGTATTAATCAGGGAGTAGGGCGCGTACACGCCTTTGTCGAGAAAGAGTCCGGTTCTCTGGAATGAGAAGTCCGTCCCGCCGACGTTCTGAAACGCCTCGAAAGTCTGGCTGCCGGCCATGAATAACTGGTTCTTGAACACGATAGGGGCAACGATAACATCAGGATCGGATTCTGCCGTCCCGTAATCCAATGCGTTCCAGCTTGTGCCGTCATTAATCGCGGAGATGATGAACTTCTTGGTATTGGTGCTGACAACAAAATACCCGTCGACGAACACAACGAACTGCGGATCGCCGTTTGCGGTGAAGTCAGGATCAGTAATTTGGACCAGCGTATCGGTAACGTGATTGTAGATGTATCCATTCCCACCGGGGACTAGGGTCATCAATTGCGTGCCGTTGTCCGCCATCGACACCCTTGCAGTACCACTAATCGTGCCGAGGTCAACAAGGTCGTACACTTCAACCGGGGTAACCGCTGTTTGGTCCAGCCGATACAGCTTCGCGCCGTTCACGAAGTAGGGCAGACCCGCCATTGTGTGAGCGCCACGGTTGGCCTGCAGGATGGTGCCGGATGTCTGGACTAACTCAATCCCCGGAGTGCCACGTAAAGTCTCTGCGGCAAGGGATGGTGCGCCCTCAACCACCACGTACCAATTGGTGCATTCCTGCGCGCTGATCGGTAGCGAGTTGGATACGTAAAACCCATTGGTTATAGGGAGTTGAGTAACCGGCATTACAGTATGCTCAATACAGCGTTAACAGCGATCACGCTGTCGGTGGTTGACTCGTTCCTGACAAATATTTCGACGTAATCGTTCGGGTTGAGCGTGCCGGAGAAGAACGTTGCAATCGCACGCGGTGCGCCGGCGGAAATCGTATCGGTCATTTTGGTCGACACCACTGCGCCATTTTTCGCAATGTATAACGATATTTTATGGTTGCTGCCGCTCGATGCGTCGAGTGTCGCAAGGGCGTTAATAATGTGCCGGCTTGCCGTTCCGGTAAATGTAATCCTGCCGTTTGTCAGGGCGGTGTAGTCAGCCGAGATATCGCCAATAACAAACGTGCCCGATACTTTAACTGGCGTGGCAGTCGAAGCAATCGTTGTTGCCGTGGCGTTGCCAGTCATCGATACCGAGGCATACGAACCAAGCTCATTGGATGATATTTCAATCGTCTCGCCTACGGTCGTAACCGTGATTCCATTGCCGCCGATAAGCGACACAAATGTTGGGCTTGCCGATACAATATTCTGCATCAGCGGCTCGCCAGTAGAATCGACAGTGAAGTTGTGCGCAATCTCGATCCCGTTTTCAATCGAGATATTCGTGACAATTCCAGCGCCATCCTCAATATTACGAATGAAGTTGTTGATGCCCTGAATATCCAACACTGGCGTGCCAGTTACCGCGCCGTCCTGCGCAATCGTTCCCGTTACCCCAAGGCCCGAAAGGAAGTTCTCGTAGGTGATTTTGTAATTGTATCCACCCGTAAAGAAGCCAAGGTAAGAGCCTGAGATTATCGAGGTCTGAGCAGTAAAGTCGCTTTGCTTTACGCCGTATGCGCGATCAACCATTGGTGCTGCTCTCCAGTGCGATAGTGCCGATAGTCTCGGCCAGAATGGATTCTTCGCTATCAGGGTAGAACGTGTACGACCAGCCGAGCGTTGTGTCGGAATTGCCAGAGCCAATCGGAAGGGTGGACGGTAGACGAGTTGCGCCAATAGTCTGGCCGAGCATCCTCATCGACTGCAGACCTTCACGCGCCTGCAGCACTAACGCATCGGTCACGATCCCGCCGTAATCTGGGGCCACCTCGATCGCGACATTGGCGATAATCCCACGCAATGCGCCTACAGGAACCGTCACCGTGTCGGAGAGGTTCGATACTTCTGTGTAACCCAGATGAATGCCCTGTGCATCAAGGGACATCATGTAGTTGTTCATCGCAAAGATGAAATCCTGATACTCGTCAGCTTCAAGCGGAGCTTCTGATGCCTGTACCAGAATGCGCTGAAGGGACGCTTTTGCAACCTGCGCGACTGTCGCCATTAACCCACCTCGACAAGCTGTTCATCTTTATTTTTGGGTGGTCTGCCACGGCGTTTCGGCATAGCTACCACGTTTTCAGTCGATACAACTGGAATGCTATCTTTCGGAATCCAGCCGAGCGCAATCGCGGCGTCACGGGAGCTCGCGTTAACCTCAACCTCTGCACCGCTTGGCTTGATGAATATCACCACTTCTCCTTGTTGCTTATACGCGGACAAGGCGCGAGTCTTTAGTTCTTGCCATGATTTATTGCGTATCCATTAAATTGATATGCAGCATCTCTTGCCTGTATTGCTTCATCCAAATTCTTGAACGTGCCTACCGTAGATACTTTATTGTTGATACCAATTCTGACTCTCCACCTGCCGCTCTCTTTTCGAAAGGTCACGCCGGTCATGCCTGATTTTGTACTTGTATGCTTCCTTGCATTCCGAACGTTTTCGGCTTGCGTCACGCTTCTTAAATTGTCCCACTTGTTGTTCAGCCCGTTGCCATCAATATGGTCAATAGTCTGAGGTTGCTCGCCCGTCATCCAGACCCAAATTATTCGGTGAGCGTAAATATGCTTAGCAGCAAATCCTAGCCTTAAATATGCTTTCCCTGTTCCAGAATAATGTATGCGCGCTTGACCGGGCTTTGCCCCTTTAATGCCCTTTTTGCTATTCCAAATTGATACGTCTCGAACGAGATCGCCGGTTTCTGGAATGTAAGTGAATTCTGAACGAACAGCTTCTGGATCAATGTAAGTAGCCATATTGCCTCCCAGCAATTCCCAGTTAAGTTAATGCGCCTTTGCCTAGTTGGGAGAGCTAGACTCAAGGGGGTTATAAATCCCCGGCGCATTCACATTACAAACTTACGCCACCCCAAAGCCCTGACCGG